TGCCGAAGCGGTTACGATTACGAAGGGTCAGGTGGTTTATATCTTTGGCGCAAGTGGTGACAGAGCATCGGTTAAGTTAGCAAAGAATACAAGCGATACATTTAGTTCTAAAACTTTGGGGATAGTAAGAGATGATATTTTAGCAGGGCAAGCGGGATGGATAACAACGCAAGGGCAGGTTGGCGGAATCAATTTAGGTGCATATACGGCGGGTGATATTCTTTGGCTGGATAGTGTACCCGGTGGCTTCACAAAGGTAAGGCCGCAAGCTCCTTATCATGGTGTGTTTGTGGGTGTTGTTGAAAGGGCAAATGCTGGCAATGGTTTGATTTATGTTAAACCCCAAAACGGACAGGAATTAGGGGAGCTTCACGACACCAAAATAACATCACCTACAAATAATCAAGTATTGGCATATACGGCTGCATCTGATATTTGGGAGAATAAAACCATTGAGAATATCCTGCAATTTGATACTATCCCTTTGGCTGCTTTTGGTGCAGGTAGTGGGGCGGCAGGCGATACGTTGGCATTTTCTACAAGTGCGGTTTATGGTAGTTTTTACAATGCAGGCAACGACACTTTGATAATTACGCAAATGAGAGCGGGTGTGTTGGGTACTTCGCCAAGCATTACGACTGAAGTATATTGGAACGATTCGTTAAATATTACAGCAGGTGCAACAATATTAGTCACAGGCGGGACATCGGTAACAAGTACAATCGGAGCGACAAACGTAACATCGTTCACAAATAATAAGATTCCGCCGAATGTATGGGTATTTGTTAGAACGAGTGCGGTTGCTACAAAGCCGACATACTTTACATTAACATTACTCGGATATAGAAAACGTCAATGAGATATATTTTAATCATATTAGTTTTTCTTTCGGTAGGTGCAGATGCGCAAATGGTTATTAAGGCGCATCCTAATTATAGACCATTTGCGGCATTTAGTTGTGGAGATACTACAAGACTATTAGATGCACATTCAGGCTCGGCAGCGGCATATTCTTTAAGAAAATTAAAAGCAAATTATGCAGGTAATGCGATAAGAGTTAGGAGATCAAATGATAATAGTGAACAAGATATAGGATTTGATATATGTGGAAATTTAGATACTGCAACTTTAAAAACATTTATAGGTGGTAATAGTGGATTTATAACTACATGGTATTCGCAAGGAGATAGCGCTTCAGTAAACTTCACACAAACAACAGCGGCAAGTCAGCCAAGAATAGTAAATGCTGGTGTTATAGATAGAACATTAGGAGAGCCATCTGTATTTTTTGATGGAAGTAATGATTTTATGGATGTTACTTCTTCAACAACAAAATTTAATTTTTTGCATAATGTTTTAGGTGATGCATCAGTATTTATTTTATTACATCCGGGTATTGTTTCAAATCCTGATGCTGCATATTCAGTAATAAATAATATAAATAGTACTGCAAATGTTGGATTTTCTATTTTATTTGATGATAGGTCAAGTGTTCCAAGAAACGAAACTTTAATACATGAAACATCCAGAGGTGTTAGCGGAAATACAACTTTAACAAATATTAGTTCTTCATTATTTGCCATACCTAATCAAACAAATTTATATACAATTTTGGCAGATAACAATAACACTACCGCGGCCGAAAGAAGTATTATTTATAGAAATGGAGGTAATGAACAAAAAAACAATGCAGTTACAAATACTGCATCAAATGCAAATGCAAGTTTTAATTTAAGAATGGGAAGATTAGCAAATGGTATATTATTTAATTTAAATGGGTACATATCCGAAATAATTATATATCCAAATAAAACAGTAAGCAAATCCGGTGTTGAATCAAATATAAATACTTATTATGGAATCTATTAAATATTTATTTATTTTACTATTTGCATTTTGCTCATCAATAATGAATGCCCAATATATTAAAGTTTTGCCACAAGCTGGGCTAACAAGTGAGCAAAGGGCAGAAAAAATTAGTTATGAATTATGGGCAATAAGTAGACCTCCTGCTGTTAGAAATCCAAATGACATAACAACATATATGTTTACATGGATTAAACATCCTTCAAAAGATCCTAATTATATTGATATTGTAAATACTGCTTTGGAAATTGATACAAATTTTATAATACGTGTGCATCCGGATAATGATTTGACTAATCTTATTGCTTTGTTTCCTGAGTTATCACAAGCGGAAAAAGATGGGTTAGCGGCGTTTATTGAATCTCAGCAAATGTTTTTATTTAAGTATATCATTCCGAGTGATGTAACGGTATTTACAGAGGCGGAAATGAAAGCGGCGGGATGGTTACCTGATCCTGAATTATTTGGAGGGTTGCCATGAGAGGCTTTGTATTATTAATAACGGCTATACTAATAGCAATAATAATACTGCCTATTGGGTTTGGATATCAGATTATCAGTTCTTTATTTAAAGCGATAAATGAGTATTTATTTAAGGTAGCGAAAAGTATTGACCAATTGGGGAATGTAGTTTGTCGGGACTTATTTAACGATACTTTGATAAAGAAAGGCGGTTACCGATTTGGGAATGAAGATAGGACAATTAGTCACGTGTTGGGAATGAATGAAAAAACAAAAACTTTGAGTATATTGGGTAAGGGTTTAGCATGGATATTAAATACAATAGATAAGGATCACAATAGAAAAGCGATAGAAAATGAGTGCAAAAATTGAAGTAATAAGCATTTGGATGTTAAGTATTATTGCATTTATAACACAAAACAATGTGATGTTTACCCTAACGGTAGTTGGCAATATCGTATGGATTGTAAGAAATCTTCCCGGAGCGTGTCAAAATATTAAAGAATATAAAAAAAGAATATATGCCAGAATGGTTAAAAAGACTGACGAAAACTGACATTCGCAATTCACTTGCAATTATTATTGTAGTTGGTAGCTTTTTGCTTTTGTATCTGTTACAGGTTAAGCCTATCCCAGAACAGAATCATGACCTTGTATTAACGGCCGGGGGGTTTATATTTGGTGGTGCGCTTGCAGGTGTGGTGGGTTATTATTTCGGAGCTACAAAAACGGATAAGAAACATGACGCCGAAGGATAAAGAGATGCACTTTTGGGCCGGTGTATCCATAAGCATTGCGGCCCTTGTATTATTTAAGGCATTGGAGGTGCAGTATTGTTGGCTGTGGGTGCTTTGTGCGGTGCTGGCCGCTGCCATTGGTAAGGAGTTAAAGGATTTCCTTGATTACGGCAAGTTTGATTGGAGGGATGCCGTTTATACGATTGTCGGCGGTGGTGCTGGGTTTATACTTTCATTTTTTTAATATGAGATATTTATACATATTGGTATTATACTTTTTAGTATCATGCAATACACCTAAAAAGCTGCATCAAATGATGGATAAGCATCCAGAAGCTACGGCTAAGGAATGCGCTGACAGGTTTCCAATAAAGGAAACCATCGATACAATAGAGGTTATAGATAATGAATTAATATCAGCATACGAGCGTGAATATGCTCAAATGTACGCAATGATTGACAGCTTAATAATCACAAAATGTGATACCGTTTATAAGGATAAAATAATAGAGATTATTAAAAACATACCCGGCAAGCCACAAATAAAAGTAATAACTAAGATTCAGGAAAGTACGGCGAAGCAGCAAGTAATACTTGATAGTTGCAAAAAGGTGTCAAGTTCATTGATCGTAAAACTGGACAATTGTGACAAAAAAGTGAACGAATTAGTGTCTAAATGTGACAGATATAAGAGGCAAAGGAATCGATATTTATGGATACTTATTGCCTTAATTATTTTCAGCTTCCGTAGACAGATCGGACAACTATTAAAAATCATTTAATATGTATAAATTAGCACCACTGGCAGATAATTATGATATGTATATTGCAATAGCTTTCTGTTATCTTCCCATCATTCCGCTGCTTATATTGGCTTATAAATCGCATAAATCAGGAAGCATGGTAAAGCAGCATCAACCAGGTACACCTGCATGGCAGTATATTTGGGTGAAATCAGATATAAACGTGCCATTTGTAAAGACAGGTTGGTTTGCCTTTGCTATTGTTTGGTTTGTGCTGGGTAGTCTTTTCTTTTGGGGTGCATTATGGCCGGATCATCACGATATTTGGTTTATCATAACTGACAAATGATTTTAGATTATTTACATCCAATATTTGCGGCAATAATCACCGCAATAATTGAATCGATTAGAATTCGGCTAAGTTATGGCCGGGTGCGTAATGTAAATAAACTATGGACCTATACAATAGGATTTTTGGCTTTCGGGGTGTGTTTGGCATTGACATTGGACTATTTTGAAGATGCGCCATTTTTTAAGGTCATGTTTTATGGTGTTTATTTCGCATCATGCCGGGGACTTATTTATGATATTGTGTTAAATACTTTTAGAGGTTTGCCGATTGATTATAAGTCTAAGTCAACCAATAGCATTATTGATATGAATATAAATGTGAACTTTTATTTATTACGATTAATTTATTTAGTGTTAGGTTTTGTTTCAGCATTAATACATTACAATTATGAATAAAGGAATTGCAATAATAAAGAAATGGGAAGGCTTAAGGCTCAAAAGTTATCTATGCACATCTAAGGTATGGACCATAGGATATGGCGCGACGTTCTATGAAAATGGCAGCCGGGTGCAGCCAAATGAAACCATAACAATAGATCGAGCAGATAGACTTTTATTAATGCAGGTAAAGCTATTTGCTGATCAAGTAGATAAAATTGTAAAGTCAAAAATTAACGAAAATCAAAGATCAGCATTAATAAGTTTTTGTTTTAATGTTGGTGCAAGTGCATTTAGAAAATCAGTATTGGCAAAGAAAGTAAATAAAAATCCTAACGACCTAACAATCAGAGATGAGTTTATGAGATGGACCAGAAGCGGAGGAAAAGTTGTTCAAGGATTAATAAATAGACGAACAGACGAAGCCAATCTATATTATGAGCCGATTTAATCTGCCAAATATTGCGAAGGAATACCGGGATAAGTACGGTATGGGCATGCCGACATTAACCCTTGCCAGAATAATGTATAATGAGAATAATGCACTATTTAGAAGCATTGACCATGCAAGGTCTGTTTTGAGGTATATAGAAGGGAAGAAAGGCAAAAGGGATGCAAGTGATAAAATCAAAGAATCTAAATATTTTATGAAAGAAGAAAGGCCACGCAATCCATATAACTTGCCACAATCGGATGAAACCAAATACGAGCCGTATTATATCAAAGAAAAGAAAATCGCCGTCCTAAGCGATGTCCATATTCCTTACCATTCTATTGATGCTCTTACTGCTTGCTTTGATTTCTTACAAGCTGAAAGGCCGGAGGCCATATTACTAAATGGTGATATAGTGGACTTTTACCAACTTAGCAGATTTGGCAAAGATCCACGCAAAAGATCTGTGGCGCATGAATTACAGGCGGTGCGTGACTTTCTCGATGTGCTTAGTCAGTTTAATGCAAAGATTTATTATAAGATCGGTAATCATGAAGAAAGATACGAACATTATCTTATGGCAAAGGCACCTGAACTCTTAGGGGTGCAGCAATTCGAATTAAAGTATTTGCTAGGTTTAAATGAGCGCGGCATTGACATGATCGGGGATAAGCGGATTATAAAAGCGAATGATCTTAATATTGTGCATGGTCATGAATTTGGTCAATCGATATTCAGTCCTGTAAATGTGGCTAGGGGTTTATTTTTAAGGGGAAAGGTATCTGCTATGCAGGGACATAATCATTCGGTAAGTGAACACACCGAAAGCAATATGAACGGGGAGATCGTTACAACATGGAGTTTGGGATGCCTTTCCGAGTTAAATCCGGCCTATCTGCCCATCAACAAATGGTCGCATGGATTCGGGATAGTTGAGTTATCTGACAACGGCAAAGATTTCCATGTACGTAATTATCGCATCCATAAAGGCAAAATCTTATGACGGAGGAGGCCGATAAAATAGAGGTAAATGATTATGATTTAACGGCAATAATTGATACTGCTTTGACCGTTATTACAACCCTTGAGGATGCGTCATATAATACTTATGATGAAGAACAGGAGGATCATATAAAAGCCAAAAAAAATGCCTATAATACAATCAACCTGGCACTACGTAAACTGCAGAAAATTATAAGGGAGGAGCGTTTATAATATATCTTTTGCGTTGATAAAACGGCGGATAGGGGCAATCAACTTTACTGCGGTCCCTTAAATGTATAATACTGGTATGATCCATTCCAAAAAATTTAGCTAAATCAACCAAATTAATATACTCGTAATTCAAAAGGATATACCTTATAAAATGCGTTTTAGCGGTAATTTTATGCGATTGGCGGCCCTTTTTTGTTTCAATTGGATCAAGATGATATAATTTGCATATCCTTTCCCATTCCGCCTTTAAATCAGGCCGATCAGGTTTTCTATCCTCAAGTATTATTTCCTTTCGTATTATTGTCCTGGTTTGGTTTATAATATCGGCAATTTTATCCAATAATCTTTTAGGTATATCATCAATATGCGGCTCCAAATGTGACGCAATTATTTTTACGGCTTGTTCTGTTGTCATAAAAAATCATCTCCTTTATAATCCGGATGGTTTTCGTTCATATAATCAATACCCAATACCAAATAAATGGCGCATACCGCCGCAACGGCAATAGGGATTAATATCACAATTATTGATTGAATCATTTTATCATTTTTTATGGCCGATTAATATTTTAGAATTAATTGGATGTTGTTCTTTTATATACTTTTCTGCGTATAATTTGCCAGCATCCCATACGGCCAGTAATATTGTTGAGCCGTTGTGCTCTGGGTTTACAAATGTAACTTTGTACATTGGGACAATGCCTGGTTCCTTTACAATATCAACAATAATTGATAATTCTTTATAAGAATCCTCCATTAATACATCTAATAAAACAGATAATTCATCTTTAAAAATAATAAATTTCATGGCTTTTGGTTTTATGGTTTAAATTATTATATCCTTTTCTGAGGTCAGTACAAATACCTGGAATCCGGCCTGGATTAATTGTGTATGCCTAAACTTCTGCAACTCCGTTTGTTCCCTGCCAGGCTGCTTTACTTCAATGAAGATGGTTTTGCCGTTCTTCAGGCACATTAAATCCGGGATGCCGTTGCAATTGGTTTGTATCAGTTTCACAACCAGCCAACCCGCTTTTTCAAAGCGGTGTTTAATGTTGGTTTGAATTTTGGATTCCATAGGTTATTGAATTTTGCCAATTTGGATTTTTGTCTCCTTCGCGTACAAACTTAAAACAGCCGGGTTCTAATAATTCAGTTTCCCCTGTTTTTATGTTTTCTAATATTGCTGCTTTTGCTGAATATTTATGATCTTTTGCCGGATCTTCAGGATGTATATTTGTTTTTTCTATTTCACTCCAGCCGTGAAAATAATATAGGTTATCCCAAATGTCTATACATTTTAATAAATTTTCCATAAAATAGATTTTAAAAGTTATCTGCAATTAATCCTAAGATCACCACAATGGCGATAAAAACGTAAGCATACTTTTCTGGGAGGTCGGTAGTTGATTTTTGATTTGACATGGCTTATTTGGTTTTAGTTATACACAAAGTTAATAAATATTTTTAATAAACAATCTTTTTATCAAAATATTTTTTTTGCAGCCCCTACGGGATTCGAACCCGTACCTCTCCGCCTGTTGCGAAGTTGCTACCCTTTTCCCATATTCATTTTGGGTTACACCAAGGGGCTGGCCAACTTACTCAATCTCAAAATCCTTTTTAAAATAGCTTAACGTATAATCCTTTTTATCCTTCACCATCTTATATACTTTCTCCTCAATCCCACCATCCGCAAAAAGCCAGTAAACCTTTGCGGCATCCTCCCGATCTTTGCTCTGCATCCTGGCCCGCGCCTGCCAGTACGATACCGCGCTAAAATCAATATTAAGCATTATAAGGGCCTCGGCGGTTGAAAGGTTGATACCTTCCCTCCCGCTGCTTATCTGCGAAAGAAACCACAAATCAGGGCTTTTGGCAAACTCCGCGGGATCGGATGTGAATTTATCATACCCGAAAGTTAAATAAAGCATTACCTCCTCCGCTTTGTATTTGTAAAAGATAGCAATCTTTTTGCCTTTAAAATGCTCTTTTATCCAATATGCTTTGGAGCGGTCAAATATCAACCCATCATCTTTTTGATCAATTACGGTACCAGTAAAGCATTGGTGTAGTTTAGACATAAGGGCCGCCCCGGTATCTGCCAGGACAACATTGCCATCCTTGCCAACAAATACCCGATCCTTTTTTAATTTGTCTGTCAAATAATACGTTGATGGCTGCATTGTTATTTTTACAATTTGCTCCTCAACATCTTGCTTAAACCCGGCTTCTGCCTGGGTGAATGAAATAAATAAATTTTCTGTCATGGTTTTGATTTTTGTTTGATTTGCTTTTGAATAATCGTTAACGGCAAGGCCGCTGTAATATTTTTTTTGTATGTCAACATAATCGGCCGCCCATTTATAAAAATTGGCATAATTGCTGAAAGGTGAAAAGCTGCTAATATGTAACTGATGAAATAACTGAGAATAGCTTTCAGGAGTTGGCGTACCGCTCAAATAAATAATTGGCTTGCCTTTGCATATTTCTTTCAATATTTTTACTTTTTGCGCTGGTTTGGGGTATTGTCCCAGGCAATGCGCTTCATCAACTATTATCAAATCGGGTTTGTAATTCAAATTATGCAACTGCTCGTAATTGGTTACTGCAATCTCAAAAGATAAATTCAACGCCTTATGATCCGCCAAAATGCCGTCAATAACTTTTTTCTTTGTTACAAATAAAACTTTTTTTGTGACAAGATTCTCAGCGGTTAATAAAGCGGTGGCGGTTTTGCCTGTTCTTACCTGCATAGCTAAATATACAAGCCCATGCGATTGTATTATTTTAGCGGCTAAATGTGCAATTGATTTTTGATAATTACGCGGT